CCTGAGAAATCGGCATTTGCCGCCATGTCAAAGAACGGCTTCGACGCTGTAGCAAACCCAGCCAAATTCTCACCGATTGCAGGCAGGCCGTTTGTAATCTCAACAGCAAAGCCCTCGACGATTGCCCCGACGGCACGCCCGATCTGCTCCATGACAAGGGCAAGCAAATCACCGCCACCCTGAGTGAACTTTTCAATGCCAGGGATTTTATCAAGCGCACCAAACGCTTCGACAACGACAGTTAAACCGCCGACCAATGTAGCGAATGCGGCAAGACCGCTTGCGGCTGTGCCAACGCCGAGCATGCCCATGCCCTCAATAGCGGCGAAAATGCCCGCCGTCTGCGGTGTTGCAATCTTTCCGATTGCGTCAAATACTTGTTTGAGCAGATCGCCACCGCCTGCGGTAAATTCTTTAATGCCTGGAATCTTGTTCAGAGCTCCGAATGCTTCCACAATGGCAGTAATGCCGCCGATGATAATAGCGACACTTCCGAGCCCCTTAGCCGTCCTGGCGGGGTCTCCGAGGAATCCAGCACCACCACCAGCGGCAGACGCTCCGCCCGTAACCTTTCCGAGTGCCCCTGAGAGCCCCCCTGCGCCGCTGAGAGCGCTTCCAAAGCCGCCAAGCAATGCTTTTCCGAGCTTTAATCCGAAAACGGTTAGAACGGCGATTAGAGCGCCTGGGCTTTCCTTGAATACAGCCTTTATCTGGTCAATAAATTGCTTGCCAACCTCTGACCAGTCAACATCTGCCAACGCCTTGATCGTTGATTTAATAATTTGGAAAAGACCGTCAATCAATAAGGGTGCAGATTGCACAAGTGCATTAGTCAACGCTATGATGATCTTGACGCCCATTTCTATGATCGTCGGCATTGCTTTTGGCAATCCTTTCAGAACTGCGTCCATCAACGGCTCAAGTATAGACCCGCCTATCTTGACGATCTCGGGCAATACTTTCCGTATGTTGCCGATAAAATCATTGATTCCTTTTTCAATGTCTTTAGTGCCGCTCATGTCGCCGGAGAATACTTTAGCCAGACCGTCTGTGACCTCTGTGATCGACGGCAAAAACTCCGCCATTAGCCTGTTTCTGAGACCCTGAAACGTCATCTGCAAAGTCGTCAGACTGTCTTTGAAAGCGGCTGACGCTTTCACGGCGGCGTCAGGCATGACCATGCCGTATTTCTCGGCGATCTCCATTTGTTCCTCAATGGCGTCCGAGCCTTGATTGAGAAGTGGACCGAGATCAGCTCCGGCTCTTCCAAGAAGTTCGGAAGCCAAAGCGGCGCGTTTTGTGCCAGCTTCCATCTTGGAAAGTGCTTTGACTGTATCTGTGAATAACTGCTCTTGCGAACTGTTCTTGACTTGTTCTTGGCTCATGCCAAGCTTCTGAAAAGCGTCACTATTAGATTCAGCCTGCTTGGACAATGTTTTCATACCCATTTTGAGCGAATCAACATTGCCGCCAGCACGCTTCATGACGTAATCCCACTTCTGATAAGCTTCTGCTGAAATGCCTATCTTCTGTGACATTTTGTCTACTTTATCGCCATAGTCAGCCGTAGCTTTCGTTGCTTTGACAAACCCTCTAGCAACAGCGGCCGTGCCAGCAGTAATGGCGGCTATGCCTACTTTGGCAAATGTAGCGGCTTTTTTCCTTGCTGAGTTTAAGCCGCGCTCATATCCAGTTGTATCAAGCCCTATTTTAGCCTGTAAATCGAATACATTCATAGTCTAATCCTGACTAAACTTGAGACCTGCGGCGTCCATGACTTCCTGAGCAAGCTGTTCTCCAGTCTTGCTTTCCTGTTCAAGTCTTTTCCTCGCCGCTTCTAAGTCGATCATATTTACATATCTGTCTTTGTAATTGCCAGCCAAACTGTACAAACCGTCAGACATGTAAATGCGGTATGCGTGTTCCTCGAAGTCTTGCTCGATCTTGGAGCGCACATACCGCATGAACTTTGTTATTTCTTTTGTGCCTTGGAATTCTCCGTAGCAGAGCCAGAAGATTCTTCTGTTTCGTTCTGACCCGAAAAGCCAAAAAAATCGGCAATCTCTGGCGTTTCTCCGATCTCATTGATTAGAGCAATCAATCTTGTCAACAGGTTTATACCGTTAATAGGCGTATCGTCTATTGCCAACAGGATTCCGCAGACTTCTTTCTTGTGCCTTTTGACCATTTCTTTGGCAAGTTCAAGATTCGATTTCTTGTCGTCCTGCGCGATCTTTCGGATTTCCTCATCGCCAACAATGGGTGAGGCTATCTCAATAATATCTGCCCACAGATCAATCGCCGCTTCATCTTTGTAATCGGATAATTTTTTCATGCTTTACGCTCCTTCTACTGCCTCTACAACTACGGTACAAGTGTCATTATATGTCACGCCATCAACGGTGATAGACGCTGTGACAATCGTGTTGCCCTCGCCAGCGGCATGAACAAGACCGCCCGTAGCGGTTGCGACAGACGAACTGCCAACATTCCATGTGACCGTTGACCCTGCGGGGTGGACTTCAGCATGAAGCTGAATGTCGTCGTCGCCCTCATGCATGACGATCTTGTGGCGGTCAAGCAGGATGCCAGCAGACGGCTGAACATCACTGCCCTTAACATAAATCTCGTAAGGAACTTTGTCCTGATCGTCCATGCTATAATGGCCAGTGAACTCAAACGCAAAATTGCCCTTACCCTTGTCTGAGGTCTGCAGAGCAAAGCCGCCAGTAGACAGAGCATTGATGAGCTTGATTGCCATATAGCCAGCGTCTGCTCCCGTGTTCTTGTCGGAATAATCTCCGACCCACCAAATCTCGTCGAAGTCGGTAGGCAAGATGTCGTTGCGCGGAATGATGTGTCCAGCGTTGTCAGAATCAACATCAGCCGCACCTGCCGCCATTTTGGCGAATGTGGCGTCAATCGTGACCGCCGTGCCTGACAGCGTAACTGCGTGGCTGTCGAGCTTCTTCAGCTCTTTCATGTTCTTCGGGCAATTATCAATGTCCTCGCCGAAATCAACGTATTCGACCGCGTCAGCAAAAGCGACGCCACCAGTGGTAGCGCACAGGATATTGCCGACTTCTCCCGAATCGGGGTTAAATGCGTCTACGATAATACCAGCATTAAGCTGAATATTCTCGAAAGTTGTTGTCGGAATCTGTGTATATTTCATGTTGTCATCTCCTTAATCCATAAACTCAACTTCAAGGTTAAGCAATGTTCTTCTTACAGAATTATCGTTATCGTCTCCAAGGCGTTGCGCCCACGGCGTGCCCTTTTTAATCCAGAACGCTCCGTCTTCATAATGGACTAACTTTCCGCCCCTACCAATCGCATATCTGATCTCGTTCGACTTTGCGACGGATTCCGCCCACGATGTAGAGCGATACCAAATCGAAGCAGTGAGTGCCAGCGTGTGATCAAAATCATCTTCTGACACTTCGTATGTTATGTGCGGTATATCTTTTATTTGCCGCCCCTGTGCGTCTTGATCGGGTACGCTTGTCTCGTTGTAGGCTGGAATGCCGAAACTATTCCAAAAATCACTATATGCTTGCAGTTTATCCATTAGTCAAGTTTCCATTCTTCGACGGGATATTGTAACATATTCAACTTAGCTGAATCAGGCGTTTTCTTTTCGTCGCTGTTTGCTAACACCCTGAACACCTTGTCGTCACTATTTCTACGAATAACTGAATGGTAATCCAAATTAACATTCTTTCTGACAGTGAGGGTGTAGGCAGATGTCGAGCCCATAGCCTGAGCTACTTTCATTTCGGCAGATGAATCATAAGTGACAGCACCATTGATTGTAGCACCGTCCACCCACTGCGTGACAACGCCACCGTAGCCGTCCGCTACCGTGCGTCTGTCAACGATCGTGAATTCTTCCATTGCTTCATCAAGTAAGCTCATAAAACCCTTGCTCTCCTATACGGGGCTAATCTTTTCGAAAACATTGTTTGCCATGTTACGGCAGATGAGCCTGCCCCGCTACCTGAACTTCCACCGCTACTCTTTGAGTAAGAATACCCGCCGAAAGATTCAGAAGTAAATGGCGACATGTTGGCAGACTGAGC